CCCGAGAGCTTCGATTACGGCATCGATAAGAATGCTCGGAATGTACTGGATTGGTGCGCTCATACAGTGGCCGCCGCTTGTAAGACAATGGCCGCCTTACTCCAATTCGGCCAGCCCTCTAGCACTTTCACTATCAACCACGTACCTACGAGTGCGGGAGGAACGGCCGGACTCGCGGAGATAACAACCAAATCGCCGCCCTGGGTATTCGCCCGAACCACGCCGGCGAGAACGCCCTTAAAATAAATTGCGCGAATTGATCCCTGAATGTTCAACCCATCAAGCTGTTTCAAATCGCTATTGTCGAGCGCCTGAACCTGAGCGAATCCGGCCGTTGTGGTATAGGTTGGAACTTGGCGCAAGCCCGCGCCGGTTGTAAAACCCGTGGAACTTTGGACAGTCACGGGGATGTTCAAATTCACCGTGTCTGATACCTTATTCGCTATCGAGCGCAAGTCCATAGTTATCTCATCACCCTATACGTTACGCTGTTGAGCATATGGCCCGTGTCAACGAGCGGCTTAGCGAATCCCTTGGCCTTGATGGTACGAGGAGCTAACGCGGGCTCTGTGAGGCTTGTAATGCTCTCCCTGAGTGCGCCTGAAATATCTTCCCCCAACAACGCGAGAACCTTGGGACCATCGAAATTTGTAGCCTTAGCGAGACTCGCCATCTTCGTAGCCCAACCCGAAGATTCCTTAGCAATCATTGAACGGAAGAACGGGCGCGGCGGAGCGGGAGCCGGCCCCTCATGCCCGAATTCATTCCAGAACGCCACGGCCGCCACGGGGGTACCATCTGGATAAGTTGCCCCTTCCATAAAGCCAACCTCAACAGAGCCGCCCCCTAACTTTTTTGCGAGATCCTGCAAATGCCTGGTGACACGTTCGGACATTGGGAGAGAGCGTGAGGGCATTTAGAATCTCGTTGGGTTGCGAAAATATCTTGCGGATCTCAAATAGGCGGTTGCTTGCCAGAACGCCGAACCGTATTGTGACTGCTGAAACCAGGGGCCGCTTCCGGCCGTTTGCGGATTCATTTCAAAAGTCGCGTTTACACTACCCTCAGTGGCCGCACTCAGGCGTCCTACAGGCCGGGCTTGCCCGTCATTGCTCAGAGCGCCCCCGAGAAAGGCAATGTGCGCTGTGAGCATCTGGAGTAATCCACCCCGTAGGTTAATGTCTTGCACGACGCTACGGTCTGTATTGTTCAAATACAACCCCGCCTCATCAAACATGGTTTGAAGTGAGCCGGGGTTGCTGGTATTGAACGAAGTGAACTCAGGGTATCGAGCGAGAAATACCATGAGATTAAAAATCGCTACGCCCATTGGAGCCCTCTATTCGTCTTTCTTGTTGGCCGGCTTCACTCCCGCCGCTTTTTGATCCAAAGGCTCAAGGCCCGTCTTTTGCTTACCAAGATCCTTGGCGATTCGCTTCGCCGCATCCTCGCTCGAAGCCTCAAAGATTGAGCCGTTATCGAGGGGCTGGAACTTGCCTTTGTGAACGGTCAACCAGGTTTCCCAAAACTCAACATCCACTTCCGTTGTAACGTAAGTGGCCCCTACGAGCTTCGAGCTGCTAAGGCCGGCGAGCGTTACTTTCACATCAGGTTTCAAGGGATGATGCAAGATCAACCCGTTGGGAATCCTGCATCCAACGAGAACGGTTTTTGCGCTTTTCTCTGCCATGTTATTTTGCCTTCTCTCCTAAAAAATTTGAGGGCTGAGAGTATTACTCCCAACCCTCTTTTGTATGTGTACATTTTAGCATAGTTTCGATCAGGCACCGAGTAAACTACTGATTAATATGGGTCTGAACAAAATCGCGCCCCATGTACCCTGACTCTTTTTCTGACGGAAGCTCGATTCCTTGATAATCATGGGATGCGCGCGGAGCTTTTCCGTGAAAGCCACGGAAACGGTGCGCTGTCCCTCAAGTTCATCAGCAAAGAGTTGCACCAGGTTGCCGGAAGCCGTCGCATACTCGGGCGCCGTCTTAATGGTCATGTTCGGGAAGTTCTTTTTCAGAATGTCCGAAACGTTGACGTTGAACTCCGTTGTGAACGTCAACGCCACTTCCGAAACCGGGCTCATGGCGAGCGTCATTTTGGTATCCAGCTCCACCAGGCCGTTCGCCTGGGTTTGAAGCTGAGCGTACAAGCTCTGAATGTCGGCGATCACTTCGAGCGCCGTGGCGTTCGGCTTGTTGTTAAGGAGCCACGCGGTACCGCCGGCCGCCTTGACGGAGGGGGTAATCGACGCCAACAGGTTCGGATCGTTCAGGAGCCCGTAGAGTTGCAAGTTGGCAACGCCGAAGAAATAGCTCTTGTTCTGAAACTTGTTCAGGATCAAAACCGAAGCGATGTTCAGGCGGTTGGCCCAATCGATCTTGTTCAGGCCTTGGCGCTCAAGCTCGCGTTCGCCGTACTCGGTGATTACCTGGTAATGGTACGACTGACGCGGAATGTCGTTCGTGTTCGCGCCGGCGCGGCCGTTATCCGAGTAATCGCCATACGAAGAGGTTTCGCCCGTGGATTCGACAATCGGGAAATAGGCGGTATCGGTAATCCAATCGCCCTTTTTGATCTCTTCCCCAACAATCTCGGCGGCCTTCATGGGGCTTACAAGGATCTCGATAATCTTGGGATCAATGTAAGTAGTCAAGAGCGCGAGAATGCCGCTGTTGCTCTGAGTAACGAGCGTGGGCTGAGCATCCAAGGCGAGAGAATCAAGCGCCATGCCGGGAGTCTGGAAGCGCGGATTCCGCGATGCCATGAAGTTGATTCCCCATTTTTGTGCCGCTGCTACAAGAATCGGGTCCATGAGTTTATTCTCCGTCAATCGAAATCGGTAAAACTTTGCTGTTGCTCGTTGCCCGCGATTAAGCTACGGGCCACGATGAAATTTTGACAAGCGCGCCAACCGCGCCATCGCCGGGGCTGGTGGGAACCGCTGCCCATCCCGTCAACAGAATGCCGCCCGCCGCCGTGACGGTATCACCCGCCGCATATACGCCGCCGCCGCCCGCCGAAGAAAGGTTCGTTTGGTATATCCCGATGCCGCCGGGAGTACCGCTCACCTGAGCCGCTACCGCCGCGCCTGTTGCCACATTGGCGGCCGTAGTCGTATCGGTCAGGGGTTGCCCAACCAGGAGAGCGCCCGAGCCCACGACCGTAACCTTCAACGTGATTCCGAAGGTTGTAACGCCGGCCGCGCTCGCCGTATAAGCCGTACCCGGTGCGCTGAGCTGGTAGACTCCAACGCCGCCGGCGGTACCGCTCACCTGAGCTGCGATGGTTGCCGCAACCGGGAAGCCCGCGCCGCCACTGATGGTATCCCCAACCGAGATGTAGGTTGAGACAACCGTCACGTTGACGATGTTTCCAAAGCTGGTGATAGTGGCCGCAGCGGCCGTGTTCGTTGTGCTGAGCTGGTAGCGCCCGGCGCCGCCCGTGGTTCCGCTCACTTGGCTTACGATGGTGGTTCCGGCGGTAATGCCGGTTCCGCTCACCTTATCGCCAACGGAAACTAGGCCGGTAACGGAGGTAAGATCGATTTGGGTGGTATTTCCCACGACTGCGGTACCCGTGGAAGTGGAGCCGAGAGCCGCCGTATTCGTGGAACCGAGGGTTGCGGTAACGCTCGCCCCCGTAGGAGCCGCCGTATACAGGCCGCCATCGGCGTAACCCGCGTACAGCGGAGTTCCCTTGGAAATAACTCCCGGCCCGAGGTTCTTCGCCCAAAAATCGCCGGCGCTGAACAAGGTAATCGGGAAGCCCTGAGGGACAACGTTTGAAGCCTGACCGAGAAAATTGGTAATGAGCGCCTGTTGATCCCGATGAACGAAACCATCCGGCACATTCGGGGCCGAACCGTAGTTGTTGGCAATCACGCCGCCCGGCTCAACCCAGGCAAACTTTGCCACGGTTACGCCGTTCGGACCCGTTACCAGGCCGCCCGGCCCGGCGAGAACAGTTGCGCGCGGGTTAATGCTTGCGAAATCGCCTTCAACCGCCGGCGCCGGAAACTGATTCACTACAGTTTGAAAGCCCATGATTTTGAATCTCCCTTACATCGCGCTTGCACGCTGAAATCTGTTTCGCCGAACTTGCTTACATCACCCGAACGCGATTGAAGCCGGGGAACTTCGCGGTAAGAATCGCCGCATCGGCCGCGATAACAGGGGCCGGCGCGGCCTGGTGGGTTTTCGCCAAGGTAAAGAGAGCCTTCAACGCCGGCACTCCCGTAACGCCCTTGCGTTCCACCTTCATATGATCAAGCGCAAATCCGTAAATCTGTTCGGCCGAATCCTGGGCAATAACTTCGCCAACTACCGGCCGCACTTCGCGCCGCGCCTCATCGGCTTCGCGCAATTCGGTGCGAATCGCCGCAACCTTGGAATCAACCTGCTCGGTAATCTGAGCATCCATCGCGGCTTTGTCTTTGGCGCCCTTTTTGTCTTTGGCCGCTTTCTTTTCCTCTTTATCGTCGTCCTCTTCGGCATCCTTGCCGATTTTGCAATCCTTAGCGTGTTTGCCGTCTTTGCCGTCGCACTCCGCGCAATCCTTCGCGCCTTCGGCATCTTCATTGTCTTTCTTCGTGGGCTCGGGATCATCAACATCGACGAGCGCATCCATGACGGCCTTAACCTGTTCCTTCGGCGTATCCGCGTCAAGCGCGAGAATCTGAGTGAGAGCTTCGGCCTTGTCGAACGTCTTGTTTCGCGCGCCTCCGATGAGCTTGAGGGTTGGAAGTGAGGAATCCATTGCGAGCTTTTCCCCGAGCTTGGGGAATGCCGTAATCAGGGCCACGTTCAACGCTTTGCCGAGCTTCGTCATTTTCATCAGTTTAACTCCTAATTTGCTATCGGCGGCCAGAACTTCCGAACCGACCCGCCCCGCTTCAACCATGCAAAGATGATTACCGCGAATCTCTGTCATGATGCCATCGTAGCGAACGCCCTCAAAAATACCAGGGCTCATTACCGCTCGATAATGGTACCCGCAAGAATGTTCACGAACCTGATCCGTTTCGATTCCTGCAATAGCTGTAGCATCCCAATAACTCGTATCCGCGTCAAGGTACGGATAAAGAAATTCAACGTTGGAACCTACAGAGCCAACAATAAACTCCGTGGGTAAATCCTCGGACATAACGGGAATATGCTTTGAGAGTATGGGAATTCCCGCGAATGTTAACGCGGCTTTCTCCAATTCCTCAGGAGAACGGAGCAAATAATAAATTTTTGCGGGATCGAGCCCGAGAGCTTCCGAATGCGGGATTTCGCGCCCGTAATACGGATTTACACACGCCTTACTGATGTGCGAACGCGAGATCTTAAGGAACCCTGTTTTCGGGTCATAAGAGCGCGCGGAAAAGTCTGAGGCTAAACGGTCCATTGCACCCTAATTGTTGCAATAGCAAATAAAAATTGCAAATTCTTATTTTCGGGGGTATGGTGATTTCGGAGGGAAACACAATGGAAGACGCGCTGAAAGTGAGAAAGTTTCTCAAATCTCTTTGCTGGATTATTCTACCCGCGTCATTGCTTTTCGATATCTCAGTTATTTACGGTTGCTATCGAATGTGGCATTACGTAGGCCAGTGGGTAGAACTGAGCGCGAGACGCATCGGCAATTGATTTCTTCGCCTGGGTAGATGTACTTTCCGCTTATCAAACAACCTTTGGAAACGTCATAGATGCGACCATCGGCCGCCACATGGTCAGGCCGGGGAACCTTGCCCCCGTGACTATGCTTCCATTGCGCCTGGTTAATCCCTAATTCAATTTGCCGCGCCTTCGTAACAGTGGCGTTCGCCTTGTTGCTCTGATCCCGCGCGATGAGAACCGCTCGGTTCTGAGTAACTGGATAGATCCTCTTGATGCCCTTAACCATCGCTTCGAGGTTACGGCCGGCTGCATAGCCGCGCGCAACTACTCCCTCAACCTTTTGGAGATATTGCTCGGGGATCGATTTAATGAGCCCGATATTTTCGGAAAGGGAAGCGTTGAACGCATCGCGCATCGCCGGGCTCATCTCAAATTTGACAGCGAGCCCGGCATCTTTGAGCGCCATCCTCATTGCAGAATCGGTAGCTTTGAAAGAGCCTTGCAAATACGCTTCCGCAATCTTCGGAGCCGCATCATCGAATTTCTTCAACCATTGGCGCGCAATCTTGCGAAACCGTTTCCGCATCTCATCGTAGGGGCTCGCATCCTGGGCGAGCAATAAGGCCGGGGGAGTGGCTTTGAATTGTGCGGAGAGCCAATAGGTTATGGAGTCATTCATCTCGCTTATCAATGCGAGCATTTGACGCTGATACCGGAAGCGAATTCCCTGGTTAGCGTGAACAGCTCTGAGGAGCTTTGGTTTCACAGTGAACCCCAAAAACAGAATATCACCAGGAGAATCGCCGTGATGCCGAGAGCGATACGCCCGAGCATCCTCAGAATCCCTCCGCAGTCCAATACAGGCCATCGGTGCAACTCTCGGCCCCAACTTCAACCTCGAAGCCGGTAGTATTAAGGGTTCCTGAATAGAGAGAAATAAAGCCGATGCCATCACTGTGAACCGTATTGCTCATCGCGACGGCGGAGATGCTTCCGGCATTCGTAAAAGCCGTAGGAAAGGTGATCTGTGTCCCTGTAGCAATGGAACACGAACCGAGGATATTCCCCCATTCGTGAATGAATCCGCTCGAATCCTTAACCCAATATCCGTTGCTGTTATTCCCCGAGCTGAACCCACTTGTTGCCGCCGTGATTTGGCCGGCCGCGTTAACCGTGATATTGGCCCCGATATAGGATGTGGCCGTTACGCCGGTTGGAGTAATGGTAGAGACTACCGAACCACTCCCTGACGCCGTGACGGGGCCGGTAAGCGTCGTGATGCCCGTTCCCGAGACTGAGCAAGGAACATCGTAATATGTCCCGTCGCTACAGAGCGCATACCCTAAGGTTCCGCCGCTTCCGTTAACTAGAAAGCCGGTAGTTGCGTTGACAGTGGTAAAGAACCCCGGTACGGCCGCGATTGCAACCGCAACCGTAACGAGAATGCCGAACGGCCAAAGCCGCTTGATTGCGTCCCATTTCAATCGCATTGTTGTTCTCCCTATTCCACATCGTAACTGTATTGAACACCGCCCGTTGCCGTTGAGTCAACATAGCTCACCGCCGGCGCATCCCACGAGAGAACGACTTCACATTGTGTGGCCGAAGGGAGAACTCCGGTTTGAGCGCCCGCGACGTTTAAGTGGGCAAGCAACAAAAACGTGATTGTCAGAATTTTTTTCATTTTTGATGAGATCCGAAACATACTCTAAAGCTCCAACTTTATCGATCCAACCCGTTACCGTTTTTGGATCTCTCTCATACATTCTACAAAGCCCAATCAGAAACATGGGATTTGCCCCAAAGTGTGTTGCTTGATAAATTTCCTCTTGAATCGTCACTAATCAACCACATCTTCGCCGCTTTCCGGCAACTCAGGGGCGCCCGGCACCTTGGTTACATCGATGCCCTGGTAGCCGCTCTCTGCATCTCGCGCGAGCCGCTCGCGCTCCTCAGTGGGATCGATAACGCCATTCTGAATATACGCCGCGCCGGCCGTTGCGTCTTGGTTGCGAATCTCCGAAAGTTCCTTCGGCGTCATTTGATAGAGCGGTTGGAAACTCATCGTAATGTCGGGATCGATTTCGCCGAATAACGAGATCTGCAAAACCTTCAAAACCGTTTCGATGGGCTTACGCCAATAGGCTTCCTGAATGGCTTTAACCCAATCGTAGAAGGATCGAATCTCACCCTCGGCCACGTTACTAAAGCCGCTCGGGGCTACGCCCAACAGAATCACGGCCGGAATATGACTCACCGAACACATTTGCTCTTGAGATTGTGATTGCAGGGCATCCAGCGTTCCCAACGGAGTATTGACCTGAACAACCTCTTCGGTATCTTTATCGAGCAACATCAGCCCTTTATTGCTGCGGCCGAGTGTGAATAGTTCCGCGCGCGCGAAGAGATCCGTTCCGTCGCAAGCCGGCCCCTCTCCGCCCTGCAATACCTGATCCATCTTCGTTGCGAGAACGGTAATGCTGAAATTGTTGATGAGATCCGCTACGCTCTGCCTGGTGCGAAGCCAGTTATTAACGTAGGGTTCCGCGAGTTGGCTCAAGCTCATTCCGCCGAAATTGAACGCCGGCTTAAGCATATCCGGCAATGGCCTGGTGATAATCGTCATAAGCCGGGAAGCGTGAACCTTTTGCCCGAGCATGAACCACGCTGAGGGCTTGTAAAAATCCGGCGCGCTCGGATCAATGGCGTTATAGGAGAGCGGAGTCGTCCACATTGCCTCAACCGCTTTAACTGAAATCTTCGCGCCTTTCTTGATGGTTTTATCGCTCAGGATAAGCGGCAATTCCTTGTTTTGCTGATCAATGTTGATTACGATTTGAGCCCGGCCGAAATACGAATCATGCTCGGCCGCCAAGGCGATTACATCCTTGAGCCCAATTTCGGTAATCGCTTGCTCTAACTTCGTGAGCTTGTCTTTGGTTTCATCGCCGGC